CCTTTCCTACTTCTATAGCTTTATCTTTTACGCCCGTCGCCGCGCTTTTTAAAGTAGTACCAAATTTAGACTCTCTTTTTTCTTCAGCGGCCGTCGATCTTTCTCTAGCACGATTAATTTTCTCAGTGTTTAAATTTTCAGTGTTTACCTTCAAAAAAGATGCGAATAATTTTCTAAGACCTCTGATATTCTCATCTATGCTTTGAACAGCATACATGGTGCTTTCTTGAAATGATAACGCCATCATATCAGATGTAACTGCACCAGAAGGATTAGGGTTAGGAAGCATTTTGTCTGTTCTTCTCTTCTTGTTCTCTCAGATGTTCTAGCAACATCTGAATGTATATTTCTCTCTCAAACGGTATCATATCATCTAATTCAGTCAAAGAATATTTATGATATTGCATCAACGAAAAGTTAAGTCTATAATAACTAGCTAGACTCGTATGACAGAGACTTATCCAAAAAAATCTTCAAAACCAGATACATCTGTTTCAACCTCTTCATCACATTTTTCACATTTATACTTTGCTCTTAAACGACTGCCAGGCATAGTTTGAAAGAATCTTGTAATTTTATCAAATTGCTCTTTAGAAAGACTTTCTAAAAATTCTAAAACATCTTTTTGTGTAAAATCGTTGTAAACCGTTTCTTGATCGTAAACATATTCTATACTAGTAGAAAAAATATCAAGAACATTTGTAGGATCAATATCCATAAAGTCAGTCAAAGAATTTATATTAGGATACTTCATCTTCACACCAATATTATCGTTCAATAAAAATGTATCAGTATGATCTTCATTTGTATTATAAACAATATTATCTAACTTGACTTCTACATCGTTCATGTGGCCACAATTTTCCACATCATGTTTTAGTTTAAACTGTGCCGTTTCTCCTACACTTTTAGATCTTATATGAAGAAATATATGTTCAAAATCAAAATAAGCTAAACTATAAGGATCAATATCCTCCGGTTCAATAACACAATTTTTTAACATTTGACAGATAGCGTCTATCATGTCTTTTCTCTCACCACTTTCAGCAGCTATGAGAAGCAACTTTTCCTCTTTTACAAGAAAAGGTCTAAATTTAACATCAACTCCATTTGACGGTAGTTTAGTCGTAAAGTGTGGGGCTACTATTGATGGTAAAGCCATTTTATTCTCTCCAAATCAGTCATTTTTATTAAGTAGATAAATTAGCAGTACTTGTTGATCCTGCTGCGTTTTGTTCATAATATCTATAAGTGAACGTTACATTAATTCTAGGTATAGCATCAGAAGCCCAAGATAAACTTACTGGAGCGACTTGTATAGGATATGCTTCTATCAATTTTGTATTATATCCTTTGGCACCAGTTCTTCGTAGATTGTGAATATCTATCGTTCCAATATAATCATCATAATAACCAGAACGAAATCTCGAACCATCTGATACGGTACGATTAATTCGATGTGTTCCTACAACCTTATCTAACCATCTATCAAAATACTCTTTAACACGATAATCGTCTGATTCTATGAAAGTTATAGAAGTCTCTAGATAAAGTGCTGCATACGCTACTTTTCTTTGAGGTCCAATATAAACCTGTTCTGTTGTAGCAATACTTCTTCCAGGCAATTGTACAGAGTCTGCTCTATATGTTAAATCTGGATCACCAATTCCAGCTGGACCACTTATTATAATTTCGTAGTCGCTTTCTCTCGCTGGAGGAACATTATTAAAGATAGAAGTAAATCTATTTAAATCTATAGGCATTATATCATCCTTCTTGAGTCTGCCCAGACTTTAGTCTTCGACGCTTTCGCAAATCTTTCCAGTGGTAGGAATAGGGCAATATCCCATTCACTAGACGATATTTCAATAAATCTAGATCTAACATGATTTGATAGATATCTTTTGAAAGTTGGTTTAAATGGAGCAAAACGAGAAGCCGCTTTTAATATCTGATAACCAATCTTCAATTTAGTCTTTTCATCGTATCTTCTGTCCGTAGACAGTTCGTATAATTTATCCATTAACTTTGCTCTAAGAGTTAGTGGTAAATAATGCATGTTGATACCATAGAAACCACCTGGAGCTCCTTCTACTGGAAAGATCAAAGGATATCTATCATAATATGGTAACGTATCTTTTGTTTTAGGATCATAATTGAAAAGATACATTTTTCCTAATGTGGTCCTATTTTTATATTTCGCTCTCTCACCCCTAACAACAGCTTCCGGCGTAACACTAGTCGTTCTCGCTGTGTTGCGAAACCAATCTCTAGACGTTTGTGTCCTAGCTGGTAATTGTCCAGACCTCACTCCCTGAGCCAGAATTTCGTCAAAAGTTTTTGATGCCATGTTCGTTTTTCTGTTGACAAAAAATAAGATACGTTATATACTATTTATATGATGAAAACAGGAGATAAGAACATGATTGCTAAGTTTCGTTCCATTCCTTCGCTCGACCGTTGGGTTTCCATGAACTGTGCAGACCACGAGATCGTCATTCGGAAGCATCCTGATGGCGGTTTTATCGCTAAGGTAAGTGGTGCTAAGTTCTCAAACTTCCCTCGGTCGTGGGATGAGTTGATTCGTGAACTGGAAGCAAATTTCGCTTGGCGTGTAGATTTTGGTAAAAAAGTTGTTGACAAAAATTAATTCTTTTGTTATAATATAAACATGATGAACGAAGGAGTGAATGAAATGACTGCTTACACCTACGAAGAAAACATCTTCTCCGATTTCCACAAGGACGCCTATGGTTTCCGCCCACGTGGTCATGAGTTCTACACCGCCACTCCTGCCCGCAAGCAGGAGATTTGGGATTCCGTTGGTCGTGCTTTCGATATTCGGGAAGCAGAGGAGGCGGAGGAAGAGGCTCGCGCTCTTCGTAAGTTCGAGGCTGAGATTGCCTCAGTTATCGAAGCAGGTGCGGGTGACCGTACCACTGCTCTTCGGTGGATGACTGAAGAGGATACCTTCTATCATTCCCAAGACATTGAGCATTGGGTATATCTTCAGGGTATTCTATTTACCGATGCGGGTCGGGCTCTTGTCGAAGAGTTGAAGTCCATCGTCACGATTTCCGATTGGAGGGAGTAAACGAGATGACCACTTTTGATTTTGGCAACGGTCCGGTCCCCGCCCACCAGCATTCTAATGGTGGTGGATGGGTTGCTGATACCGCTACTGTTTCTGAGAGCGTTTTTGTTGGACGCGAAGCTATGGTGTATGGTAACGCTGTGGTGTCTGGTTCTGATTACGCTCAGGTGAAGGGTAACGCTTTGGTGTCTGGTAACGCCAGGGTGTATGGTAACGCTGTGGTGACTGATAACGCTAAGGTGACTGGTAACGCTAAGGTGTATGGTAACGCTAGGGTGTCTGATTACGCTTGGGTGTCCAGTAACGCTTGGGTGTCCGGTAACGCTAGGGTGTCTGATAACGCTGTGGTGTCTGGTAACGCTTGGGTGTCTGGTTACGCTGAGGTGTCTGGTAACGCTGAGGTGACTGGTAACGCTGAGGTGACTGGTAACGCTGAGGTGTATGATAACGCTAGGGTGTCTGGTAAGGTGTCTGGTAACGATGTGGTGTCTGGTGATGCCGTGGTGCTGTGGTGACTGGTGAATTGATTAACAAGTAATTAAATTTACCACTTCATCGGAATAAAGAATTTCATAATGGTTATAGGGTAGTTCTAGATAGTTTATATCGTTTCTACAAGTCATAGAACTGATAGGAACGATACCGTCATTTCTCTCAAGGTACCATGGTAAAGATCCTCTTGTTGTGATGATCTGAGTCCATGGTACCTTTATTTTTATGTTTCTAGATTTTGTTATGAATCGACTATACTTTCCGATATCCTTCAATAGATGAGAGCCAGGAAAAATCATCTTCATAAAGTCTGCCACGGCGACACCGGCATATGGAGTAGCAAGTGTCAATCCTTTCGTGACATTATGTGTTTGTGTTAGATATAGTCCATAGATACCACCAAGACTATGACCAACAATCTGTATAGGTTCATCTGTTGGAATCTGACTTCGTATTGAGATTAGATTTCTTCTGAATCCTAATGAACTGTCATAGTCAACGGAAATGTTTCTCACGTTTATCTTTGATAGGATATATGACCAGGACTTTGATGTAGCATTAGCACCGTGTATAAAGACAATCATAGAGATTCCTAATATTTCATTTTCATATGAATTAATTCTAATTTAGCGTCTTCCGGAGAGATATCAAACCATTCTCCTTTTAGTCTTCTGTGAGATAATGTGTGATGTAATATACGTTCTGCTTCCATCATATCTTTTTTACTATCAAATTGTTCTGAATAAAAAACTTCAATTTTTTCTGAATTACCAGTTTGTATAGCTTTTAATCTTTTTTTTAAGTTATTGGTAAAACCAATTTTTACAGGACCGTTTTCTGGTCCGATGGCGTATACAAAAAAACTCATTGGTTTATATCCAAATCTTTTTCTGTTAACACATAAAACTCCCAGAGTCTATCTTTACAAAAACTAGACGCCGCTTTCCATTTTGCTTGATTTACAGCATAGGTAAAGACTTCGTTTATATATTTCTTTGTTTTTCTTTTTTGAACTTTTGGTTCTTTTTTTTGATACTCTGGTTTTATCTCTATCATAATCGTCTTAATACCTCCATCTTTTTGTTTTACTTTAATAATAAAGTCTGGATAGTATCTATGAACTTTACCATCGACAGGGCTTCGATAAGGTACTATTATTTCTTCTGAAGACCACCAAATTACATTTTCATTTTTATCAAAATAAGACATACATCTTGCTTCCCAACTTGAACGGTATACTATATTCGATAGGTTGCCTTTATACTTCTTTGGGTTTTTTGGTTGAAACTTTCCTGAATATGCCATATAAATAATAAAAAGTGTTATAATAAGGATTATTTATATGGCAGATCTTAGATTACCATTAGACGTATCTGAGTACGACCAATTTATGATGTTTCGTATTTTTAAAAGTTACAAATACAAAAGAGAAGATTTTGATAAAAAGTTGGTTTATTGTACTGTCACCTTACCTTTGCCTCAAAATCTAAGTACAAGTTGGCAAGCGACCTGGAATGGTCAATCACTTGGACCAGTAGGAGCGGCGGCTGCTAGAAATGCACCAGAATTAATAGGTGCGGTTCAACAAGCCGCGCAAGGAGATGGGTCTGGTGCTATTGATAGACTTAAAAGTGTATTAGGAAATGAAAAACTAAGTTTAGATTCGGAAAGTCTAAAAGAAGTTGCTGGTAATCTTGCCTTATATTATGGTTCTGAATTAACAGCGAGTGCTGGAGGATTGCTTGCATCCCAAGCTGGAGCGGCCGGTGCTGTATTGGGTGCTGGTTTAGGACAAGCAGTACAAGGAATTACTGTTGGTGCTGGTATAGCTAGAAATCCATAT